AAGTATGCATTTAATTCCAATGTCGTTGTATGCTTTTGCGACAACAATCTTAGACATTGAAATGATGTATGTGGAGTATGCAGTTTTCTTATTGGTTCTGCATTTGACCTCTACAAAAGTGCAAACTGTTTCATCGTCAATTAAACAAAAATCCATTTTGTATTGTATGGGTAACTTTGCAAATTCTACAGCTCCCCCAAATCTTGCAATGAACTTCTGTATTGCCAGTGCCTCTTTGCTCAGATCCTCAGAGGTTTCGTATTTTGGTCTGAAAGTCATTTTGCTTTATGCTCCTTAACCACTTTGTCCAAAAACATCTTCGCCTCTGTTTCAGCTAACTCTTCAATCGAAAATGCCTGATGAATGAAATACTCCCCGATATTCGCAATCGTGAGTTTGTTTATCATTCCCCAGTCTTCGATCTTTCCGCGAGATCCAATGATGTTAAAAATCATCCATGCAACTTCTTCGGCGGTAATTTTATCTGGCAACTTATCGATAAATTCTTCCAAGGCGTCTTTCATCAAGTGTTCACGCATTCCCATCGCGCATCCTCCCTTCAAATATTTCACGACTGTTTCCATTGTTGCGGAAAGTCTCACCAGTATCCAAGTCTTCATATTCAACCCAGTCATCACCAGCGTCAGTCATTTCCAAATCTTTCGGCATGATCTGTGGGATGTACAAATGATCATCACAAGTGACGGCAGGCTTGCCCAAAGCGCAGCTCCAAGTGCCATCCTTTTCTGGCGTCACATGGGCGCAAGTTCGGCAGCTCACTTCTGGAATCTTGCAGCCATGACAGATCGCCCAGTAGGGGCAAAACTTGCAGCGCCAATCGCTGGCATCACCTGAAATTTTATCTGGAGGCAAAGTCGAAAAGACAATTTTCTCAGCCTTATCGATCAGACCCTTTGCCTCTTTCTTGTTCAGCTTGATCCGCTCGCCATACATTTCATCTGTATTTTTATTCACAGCAAAAAAGTAACAGCGATCCAGCCCAGCCAAAAGCATACCAATCTGGCACTGCGCCCAGTAAATAGGCTTCGACTTTTCAACGCCCATGTTTCTGGTGGCCTTGAAATTCTTATCGTTCATCGTTTTGAACTCAAGCGTATGGGGCTTTTTGCTTTCCTTAAAACCCTCCCCAACGCCATCCAGCGACAAGGCAAAGTGACCACCGCAAGCCTCAAACCTGACTTGCTTGCCAGTATCGGGATCTCGCTCCCAAACCGTCACGCCAACCGCACGAAGGTTCGACACAATGCGATCTTCTTCACGATCACCAGTCTCAAACAAACGCAAAAGACGCCCCTCGAAAAGAGGCGTCCACGCATGTCTGAACTGATACCACAGCGCACGGCTGCATTCATTGCCGATTTGACTGCCGCCAAGGTGAGGTCGATGCTCATTCTTTCGCTTGGCTTGGTAGTGTTTATAAATGTCCTGAATAGTTTCAGGCGTTGCGTATGCTTCAAGATCCATCAGGAAATCACTCCAATCAAAGCTAGGAAAATCACGACACCAGTGTGAACAACGATGTACTCAAGCATCATCCTTCACCCAGTTGTAATTGTACTTTTGAAAAACCTGATCCAGAATTTCGATGATGTCATCTGATGGCTTTTCATAGGCAACCTTCGATTTGTCTTTGTGATCGAAGTAATGCTTCAGGCTAATTTTGTGTGGTTTCATCTCACTCTCCTTCTGTTCATGTAATGGGGCGACACGCGCCCCATCCCAAAAACTGAACTCAGCGTTTCCAAGGTGGCGTTGCCGCACCATTCGCAGCCACAGGCTCTGCGGCCACAGCCACAGAAGCTGGAGATCCTGACGCAGCGTCATATCCCTTCACGTCATTCGACGCATCGTAGCCGTTTTCTGCTGGCCGCACGGCAACTTTCACCATCAATGGTTTGTCGCGCAGCTCGTTGCTGTGCTTTGGATTTGGCACATCGATTGATCGACAGATCGATGCCAGAGCGCGTTGAGCAATCTCAACAGCAGTCTGGTTTGGATTGTTCAGGTTTAGACGATCAAAGATTCGACGCCCCTGATATTGCCCCTCAAGCACCTCAATGGTCAGTTGCAAGTATGATCCTGTCATTGCCTTGGTCTGACGTTCCTCAGTGTCAATGATCGCACACTTGTACCAATCTGCTGGCAGTGGATCAAAAGAAGTTGAAGGTTCGATATTCATCGCGTTAAAGCCGTTTAAGTCCATTTGAGTAAGCTCCTACTCTGCTAAAAATTGTTGAAAAGGATTGCCGCCATCGAAGGTAAACGGCAGTGGTTCAGTGATGTTGAACCGATTTTTGGTAACGCTCGACGCCTGTGGAAAGCACAGGATCTCACGCTCCCCAGTTGAGATGGCGCGTTTCTTATCGCCATCGCCTCTGGTAAATGTCTTCAGTCGGATAAGCCCAACCAGATCGACATTATCAGTGTAGTGCGGAATTGCCTTCTTATGCATCCGCACTGTGTATCGGGCAAATGGGTCCATGTCTGGCAGATCCAATGTCTCAGTATCTGCGTGACCAATGAAGACCACATTCATGCCATTGTCATAGGCCAGCGCACCAGCCCATTCACGCATCTGGCGATGCTTCTCAGCGGCTGTGCTGTACCCAGCGCCGTAGCCACCACCAGCTTGATTGATTGACTTCGCCTTTGGATCGGCAGCAACAATCTCGCTTTCGATCATCGTGGCCAATTGCGTAATGCTGTCAATGACCAGCGTCTTGAAGTCATGCTTTTCTGTGGCAAGCGCCTCAATCGCGCCAAGCACATCGTCGCTTGAATTTGCAATTGGAAACAAGCTGACTTCATCATTCCCCTGCAAGCTGGCCGTGCCATCTTCAGTTCGAATGAACACAGGTTTTGGGAACATTGCAGCAAGCGTAGTTTTGCCCATGCCGCCTTCGCCAAACAGTGTAGCGATTATTGGTCGCTGTCCTGTTGGCTTGGATAGTGATTTTAAATTAATGGCCATTATATCTCCTCTACTTTCACGCCAATTTTGCCTTGTTTAGTTTCGAATGCCTTGGCAACTTTGCGCCACAGCACAGGTTCTTTTTCAGCCAGATAACGACAGCCAACAGCATCAGCAGAAATGCTGACTTTAATTGGGTGCATATTTTCTGGGATCTTGTCTTTGACTTTATCCCACTGGACAGCATCAACCTTGCGCGTGACAGGCTGTGTCAGCGTTACTTTGTGCTGCTCTAACTTGTGGGATATTGTTCCTTCATCTTTGGCGTCCAACGCCTCAGTGATTTGCTTTTCAACCGCATGACGCTTTGCGATTACTTCTTTTTCTTGCGCCTTTAATTGTAGCCATTCGGCGGCTAAACCGTCAATATTGCTCATGGCAATTCCTTTCTTTTTCACTCTCTACAAAAATCGGTTTACAGAAAAACTTTTAGGCTGTAAAGATCTTTTTGCAGATTATGCAAATATGAAACAAAATGGAGAAAAAAATGACAAACCTTATACCAATCGATGACATACGAAATGCCTTACAAGACAGGCGTTTAACAGTGGTTGCAGAGAAGTGTGGGCTGTCTCACCCAACGGTCAAAGCAATCGCGTCTGGCAACGAAAAAATCAGCCTGAACACATGGAAAAAACTCAGCGACTACCTGAGTGATTCGCAATGAAGATAGAAGAATACTGTTCAAGACTGGGCTGGTATTTGGTCACAATCCCAGCAGGATCGAAGGGGCCGACAAAATTTGGCTGGCAGCAGCCAGAAAAGGCATTGTCAGATCCAGCTATTGCGCGTGACTATTATGAAAGAAACTCAACACATAATGTTGGGCTGTTGCATGGCGCGTCAGGAACGTGCGCCGTCGATATCGATAATGTCGAAAACACAAAGATTATCTTCGAAGAGTTGGGCATCAACTTTTCTGATCTAATGAACTCCGCGCCACAAATTATCGGACGCGAAAACAGGGGCAAGCTCATCTTTAAAGCGCCACCTGATTTGGTCACGCATAAAATTTCATGGCCAAGCAAGTGCGGTGATCCGCGCAAAACAGAAGTGGTCTTTGAGCTGCGAGCTGGATCTGTGCAGGACGTTCTGCCGCCATCAATACATCCAGATACTGGCCGTCCATATGAGTGGGCTGGGATGCCAATCTGGGATGGGCTACCAGAATTACCAACGCAGCTCCTAACACTATGGAAAGAGTGGGATCGCTTTAGGCCACAGCTTATGGAAATGTGTCCTTGGAAAAAGAAGGCAGAGTTCCAGCCGACCAGAAAGCCCAGACCAAAAACTGACAGCACTTCAGTGATCGATGCCTATAATGAGGCGCACGATATGCACACACTATTAGTGCAGTACGGCTACAAGCCAACATCGCGCAACAGATACCTATCGCCAAACTCTTCATCTGGATTGGCTGGGGTTAAACTCTTCGATGATGGCCGCGCCTATAGCCACCATGCATCAGATCCATTTGACAGCGCACACAGCTTCGATGCCTTCGAAGTGTTCTTGCAGTACGAACATCAGGGCAATGTCAGTAAAGCAGTTAAAGATGCGGCACAGCTTTTGAATGTGACGCAAGATCCAGATTATGAATATGACAAGGAGGCCATCGAACATGGCGCAAAGGTTGCCGCGCAAATTTTATCCAAGCCCAAGAAAGAAGAGCAGGGGCCATTGGATGGTCTGCCAGAAAATCTGCTCAGTGTACCGGGCATCCTACAAGATGTGGTCAACTATTACACGGTCACGGCAATCAAACCACAGCCACAATTCGCAGTCCAAGCGGCATTAGCATTTGGATCTGTGGTCATGGGGCGCAGATGGGTGACAGACCAACGCAATTTTTCCAGCCTATACTTTCTGAACATTGGCGAGACTGGATCTGGCAAGGAGCATTCCAAGACAGTCTTGGAGGAGCTGCTCGAACAGGCTGGTCTGGATGAACTGATCGGTCCAGCAGGCTACACGTCAGCGGCTGGGGTTATCTCAACTCTGACCAAAAAGCCCACCCATGTTTCTGTGGTCGATGAACTTGGACGCCAGCTCAAGTCAGCAGCAGCTCGCGGTATGCAGCACAAGGCAGACGCATTGACCACCATAATGGAATGCTTTGGACGCCAAGATGGTACGCTCCGACAGCAAGGCTACGCCACCAATACCATGAAGTCTTCTGAGGCTGAGAAACTGGAGAAGGTCGTGAAGCGTCCAAGCCTGACATTGGTGGGCATGTCAACGCCATCAGAGTTTCTGCAAGCTATCGGGGGCGGTGATGTTGCGTCTGGTTTGCTAAACCGATTCATCATTGTGCGTTCTGGTATCGGGGTCCAGATGTCTCAGAAGAAACGAAGATCCACAATCTCAGAGCGTTTGACTGCTTGGTCAAAGGAACATGCCAAGGCACAGGAAGGCGATCTGGACACAGGCAATGCACATGATTTGCCGCCACATCCAATCGAAGTGCCGTTTACTCCAGAGGCTGAAGACATGCTGCGCGATTATGAGGCGCGTCTGGTCGATGCCATTAAAAAGGAAAACGGTTCTGGTCTTGAGGATATGTACAATCGATCACGCGAAGTGGCGATGCGCCTGTCGCTGATCATTGCCAGATCAATGGACCAAGATGAAATCGGGATCGATGCAATGCAATGGTCAATCGATTATGTCGATCACTACGCCAAGCAAGCAATTGAGATGTTCAGGGCAAACATGGCCGAAGGTCCATTTCAGGCAACATGCAAGGCAGTGTTCGATAAGATCGAAAGGTCGGGCCTCCAAGGTATTACTGCTTCGCAAATATCACGCACGGTTTCTGCCTTCGCAAACATGGAGCCAAAGCGCCGTCAGGATGTTCTCGAAACGCTGATAGAAGATCGCGGCATTCAAAGCAGACAAACAAACGCTGGGCAGAGGGGCAAGCCAAGGCTCGCATACTTCGCACCACCACCACATTGAGAGGAGAGAAAATGAAATCATCAGTTATCATCGGGGGAAAGTCGCCCAAAAATAATCGCAATGCTTCTGACTTTTACGCCACCCCACCAGAATGCACCATCGCATTGATCGATAGGTTCGATCATTTGTTTCGAGGGGGGCGCATCTGGGAGCCTGCTTGTGGCGATGGGGCGATCTCAAAGGTGCTAGAGGAACGCAACTTCAGAGTGATCTCAACGGATCTGCATGACAGGGGTTATGGTGAAGGGGGCATGAATTTTTTAAATTCTGACTGCCAGTGTGATGGCATCATTACCAACCCGCCATTTAATCTGGCTGCTGAGTTTATTCAGAAATGCGCTGCAAAGGAAGTGCCGTTTGCAATACTAACCAAGGCCACATTTTGGCACGCTGCAAAGCGACATAGGCTGTTCAGACAAACCAAACCAATGGCAGTGATGGCCATGACGTGGAGGCCAGCCATGTCTCCTGAGAGGGGCAAGAGCGCCACTATGGATTTCATTTGGACAGTCTGGGGAAAGAGGCCGTGTTTGGTAACAGAATATATTCTGGCGGCTAAACCGTAGGATGAGTTTTTTATTGCAGTATTTATTGCATTCGTAAATAGGGGGGTTTTTGGTATGAAAAACAATGGCTTAGTATTTAATGTATTTATTGCAATAATGCAGTCTATTATTAGTACCTACAGACCCCCCCATGTATCCCCCAGAGAGGGGGTAGGAAGGGTAGTAAGTAATAATACAATAAATAATATATATATATATATTTACTATAAGAATAAGGGGTTTGGGCTGGGTGAATTATTGCAGTCTGGGCCACTGCAATTAATATGCATTAAATACATTAAAAAACTTTCTATGAACACTTGCAATCTTCGCCAGATGGCATATATGTTAGTTATAGAGAGAGAGGAAAGAAAATGATCAAACTTAAAAAAGTATCAGCCACACAGTGGAACGGAAACGGTCTTGGAACATCAACTGCCGAATGGTGTGTCAAAGGCGCAGAAAATATTCTCGTATACAAACTTGGATTACGCTGGGTCGCAGCCGACATCGCTCACGGCATGAACCGCATCGTATGTCGCGCTTATTCTCG